CAACAACGCAATTGGGAAACACTGATGCAGTTGGTAAGTCTATACACACAACCTTTGCGGATATCTCCTGTGAGATTAAATCAGCGTCAATGGCAGTTTGATTTTGACACTGATCTCGAAGATGTGTTCCGACTCAACGATGATCCGGTAGGCCGATTAAAGCAATCCTGCAACGGCGTTCCTGTAATAAACTATGTAGAACAAGAACTTACTACACTATTACATCCTGACGTGAACATTTGGTTTGAGCCCTTGGACCATAAATAACTTCATGGACACCACCGACATTGAAAAGAAAAGCCTGGAAGCTCACGTTGAACTGTGTGCTGAGCGTTATCGTAGTCTTGAACTACAACTAGCATCAGCTAACACCAGCATTTCAGGATTGAAAACTATGATAACAGAAGTGCATGAGATGGTGCATAAGATGGGAGCCAAACGCAATGATCAATTGATCGGCTGGGGCATAGGTTTCATCGGATTTCTCATTGCCACAGTGGGGTGGTTGTTATCCCGTTACGTATTAGTATGAAAGCCAGTCGCAAACTTGCTGCATTGGCAGAGCGAGAACTGCCGAAAATCCTTGATCAAGTGATCATCGAGGACGGAGAAAAATACCGTGCTTTCGGCAAATATACCATACATCCCAAAGAAGGCTTGTTCCAAGTGCGTGTTAGAGATGATGCTATTGGAATGTTTTCGGGAACAAAATCTGCATTGGCATGGTGCATAGCGGATAATTTACACCATCTCAATCTAGCAAGACAGATCAAAGAGCTGGATCAATCCATTGTAAGATTACGAAATGACATATATGTGCGGCGTAGCCTAGCCGAACGCACATCCGGGCATACCTGGGAAAACTTGATCAATAAGACAAGTGCTAGGCAAGAGCAAAGTCAGGTCTTGGAAAAAGAACTAGCGAAATGTATAAATTTGGCTAAATACTGGCAACTACGAGGAAACTCAGATGAAACTAAACGAACTGGCCGTCACACGCCCTACACAACAAATCGCTAAAGTATTCGAGGGTCATTTTGATCAACGAGTACAAATTGATTCGCTGAATCGCAAGCAACTGCACAACATGTATCGCCAAGTGCGAGGTGTGTTGAGCGAAGTGCGTTCCAGCCCTGCTCGCCACAATAGCGAGAAGAATCCCAGCTATCTCAAGCTCATGATGATGGAACAAGCATTAGCCGAAAAAATCTACGAAGATGAAATGGCAGCTCAAGGTGGAACAGCACCCGCTGCTGGTGTAAATCCACAACAAGCCGCTGCTATGGCTGCCAAACAAAAAGTGGACACAGTGAAGAAACTTGAAACTGATCTTGAAGCTAAGAAAAAAGAAGTCACTGATCTGCAAAATCAACTCAACTCTGCTAAGACCACAGTCACCGTGGCAGAATGGCGTCGTCGTGCCGCCGGGCATGGTTACTATCTCAGCGAAGGCGAAGTGCAACAAGCTCAAGTGGTGTTGGCTGCACAAGACATGGTCGACAAGATGCAAGACATGATTGAAGACAGCACCGAGATGCAATTCAAAGAACTGCCAGCTCTGGTTGATAGTATCAAGAACCAAATTGGTCAGGAGCAAGCAGCTCAATTCAATACCGACGCACAGGCAGCACTCAGTGGCTTGGTGCAGAACTTACAAGCATCGAAACAACAACTAGAACAAGCATTAGGTGTAGTTACCGGACAAGGCCCAGTGGCCATGCCAGGAGCCGATGCAGGCATGATGCCCCCGGGGGGTGATATGGGACTAGCAGGTCCTCCACCAGGTGAAGAAGAAATCGAAGTGGCAGCAACTGAACCCATTGAACCAGGTGCAGCAGCACCAGCAGCAGCCTTAGGCCGCGGACGCAGATAATGCGGATAAACGAAGTAGAAGCCGACGACACAGCAGACAGACTCATGGCCTTGGCCAGGTTTGCTGCGGGTCGTGCCCAGGACACTTCTGCCAAACTCCAAATGCCGGTTGCGGCATTTATCAATAGAGCACAAAGCATGGGCATTGATATCAATGCCGACACTTTGCAAACTCTAGTGGGTCAACCTCCATTGGATGGTATATTCAATCCAATGGAACCCAATGCTACCGAACTCACATTCAAAGGTGGAGAAGAGCCCGGACCGGTTGAGATGCCAGTAAATCAAGCACAAGACATAGTGGCAGCAGCCGCACAATCCGCACTGAACAAGAATCGCGGCGTTTAATCCAAAGTGATTGACTCCGCAGAGTAAATATCTTACAATGTAAGAAAGGAAACATACTATGGCCTATTCAGAAAAAGTCGTTGATCATTATGAAAACCCACGCAATGTAGGAAGCTTCGCCAAGGATGATCTCGATATTGGAACCGGTATGGTGGGTGCTCCGGCCTGCGGGGATGTAATGAAACTTCAGATCAAGGTAAAAGATGGCATCATCACAGACGCAAGATTCAAAACCTACGGATGCGGCAGTGCTATTGCGAGCAGTAGTCTCGTTACCGAGTGGGTTAAAGGTAGGTCGTTGGACGAAGCCGCAGCTCTTAAAAATTCAGAGATTGCTCAAGAACTCGCGCTGCCACCAGTCAAAATCCATTGTAGCATCCTTGCTGAAGATGCCATCAAAGCCGCAGTAGCAGATTATCGCCAACGACATTGAATGATTCCTCAAAATAAGACTTTTGATCATCGAATCGATTTTGATAGTTGGTCAAAAGATAATCCGCACATATGCAGCATTCCATATCAAGAATTGCATCATGATTTAAATCAAATCAGTCCGTGTTGTTGGTATGATACTTCCAATACTGTTGATTCTGTTGCAGAGATCAAAAAAAATATCGAGTCAGGCCAAGTTGATAAAAATTGTCACCTCTGCCACAAACAAGAATCAAATCAACAATTCAGTGGCCGGCAGCGAGCTCTAAAGCAATTTCCTCCGGAGCAGTTGGATAACTTTTTAGAAAACAAAAAAATTAAATTCTTCTACACATTTTTTATGTTTGGCAACAAATGTAATATGGCATGTAGAATGTGTAGCTCTGACATCAGCAGTCTTTATAATTCTATATGGAACAATAAAAAAAACATACCCAAGACTGTGAGAGCCGATACAGACTATTGGAATACTATAAAGTCAGAGATAAGAACAAAAGTTGATCTTTACGAAGAGTTTAGATTAGTCATTATGGGTGGTGAAGGCACCATACAAGAAGAACTGTATACATTGACAGATTGGTTACAGGAAGAAAATCTCTGTAACAAGATCATCCTACAGATAGGAACCAACGGGTCAGTATTTTCCGAAGATAAATTCACATCTTGGTGTAACACTTTCAAACGTGTGGCCGTGGCCATAAGCGTAGATTCCACACACGATGACAATTTTCTCTATGTGAGATATCCAGTTAAATTTGAAAAGATACATGAAAATTTGCAAAAATTCAAATCGTTGGCTGAAACAAAGTCAAATTTTGATCTCCACATTACTCCGACCTTTTACATCAACAACATAGCCTATCTCAAAGAATTCTTAGATTATTTTGAAGAGTTTGAGATATCAGGCCGCGCAGCCAGAATATATGATAACACACTGTTCCGGCCTGATGACTTGGCACTAGCTGCGTTACCAACAGTAGTCAAAGAAAAACTAGCTGTGCAGGTTCAAGACTTACTGAATCATGACTATAAAATTTGGAACAACAGTTTTACCTTTAGAACAAGCGTGGAATCTATTCTAGGCCAATTAAAGAGCACTGAGTTTTCCGATGAAGTTTGGGCTCGATATATATCAACCACCGCACGGTGGGATCATCTCACTGACACAAATCTCTGGACTAACAATAAAAAATTATGGGATTTGTTGCCCGAGGTGGATCAAGAATCCTATAGACAAGCACGGGCCAGACTACTATGATACCACATAACAATCGATTTGATTATAATTTGGATTCAGAAAAATTGCAATGGATTCAAGACAACCGACATCTTTGCATAATACCCTATGTAGAAGTTGACACTAGAAAGATTCACATAAAACCCTGCTGTCATTATGATTCTTTCGACAGTGACAAGATCGCTGCATTTGATTTTAGTTCTGATGAGAAATTTGATTTTGATAATCCCAATGGGAGAATAGTAGAAATTAAAAAAAACGTCGAATCTACTGCTGTTGATAAAAATTGTCATTTCTGTCATACGCAGGAATCTAATAATCAAATCAGCAGCAGAGTAAGACAACTATTACAGCATTCGTCTGATGATATTACTAAATGGTTAACAGATAAAAAACTCAATGAGTTCACAAATATTATTACGTTTGGTAACGAATGCAATATGGCCTGTAGAATGTGTGGGTCATTCAATAGCAATCTCTATGAATTTATTTGGACGGGCAAGAAAAAACCAATTAGAAATATAAGTGATGACCCTAAGGTTTGGGAAATTTTAAAATCAAGTATTAAATCACAGATAGACAGCAATTATGAAGTATATAGAATAGTGGTCATAGGAGGTGAAGGCACTATACAGGAAGATTTATACAAACTGGCCGATTGGTTGATCGACGAAAAATTAAGTGACAAAATAAACTTACAAATAACCACCAATGGTTCAGTTTTTTTAGATGAAGTTTTTAAAAAATGGTGCAAGAATTTTAAACATTTGTCTTTTGGTATCAGTGTAGACTCCGCACACGCAGACAATTTTCGATATGTAAGATATCCAGTGAAGTTTGAAAAAATAAGCAATAACTTACAAAATTTTAAAAATTTATCGGCAAATTATCATAATACAAATTTTTACATCACCCCTCTTTTTTACATCAACAACATAGCCTATCTCAAAGACTTTTTAGATTATTTTGAAAAGTTTGATCAACAGGGTGTTTTATCAATAAACGATAACACGTTGACTGACCCGACCTATCTACAATTAAAAAATTTACCAATGGCAATCAAACAACAATTGATCAAACAAATCACACCATTGATTGATGCATATGGGGTGTTAGATCGTAACGAAATGTTCAAGCTCGGTGTTCAATCGATGGTGGATCAACTTGAGATCGATGATTTTTCGATAGAAAGTTGGAAACAGTATCTATCTACATCGGCACGTTGGGATAAATTAACTAACACTGATATAAGTTTTCATAATAAAAAACTATGGGACCTTTTTTCAGAAGACGACAAAGCACTGTATTATCAATATAAAAATGATCACAATAACTGATATTGCCCGGACCAAAATCCAACGATTGCTAGAGAAACGCGGCGGTGTGGGCATACGGCTAGCAGTAAAAACTACAGGTTGCTCTGGATTGGCTTATGTGTTAGAATATGTTAACGAACACACTGCCGACGATACCACGATAAACTATGCTCAACCAGGTTTCTCTGTAATAGTGGACAAACGACACGAAGTATACCTTTCAGGTATGACCGTGGACTATGTGCGCCAAGGGCTCAACGAAGGGTTTGAATTTTCTAATCCTAACGAGCGAGATCGTTGCGGATGTGGAGAAAGTTTTAGAGTTTAACTTGTACAATCCAAAATTTAACTATCAACCCATACCCAGAGTCACAATAGAGGGCAAACGATTTTATGCCACACCGGGTGGTAACAACTTACCATCAGTGACCACGATCTTAGACAAGACCAAAAGTGAAGAGAGCAAAGCAGCACTGCACAATTGGCGGCGCAGTGTAGGGGTAGTAAAGGCACAACAGATAACCACTGAGGCTGCTAATCGTGGCACAAGGATGCACACCTATCTTGAAGAGTATGTGAAACAAGGTGTGATCAAAGAACGAGGAACAAACCCATTCTCGTGGAGCAGCCACGAGATGGCCAAGACAGTGATCCGTGATGGATTGAAAAATGTAAATGAATTCTGGGGCATTGAAGTCCCGCTATACTTTCCAAAGATCTACGCAGGCACAACCGATGGTGCTGGCTTACACTTAAATGAAGAATCCATACTGGATTACAAGCAAACCAACAAGCCCAAGAAGCGTGAATGGATCGACGATTATTTTGTGCAGCTATGCGCCTACGCAGAAGCACACAATGAACTGCATGGAACAAAAATACGCAAGGGCGTGATCCTAATGTGTGTGAAACCCAATCTTGATGAGAATCACAATCTCATCAGCGACCCACAATATCAAGAATTTGTATTAGAGGGCACAGAATACGATCGTTATCGTGATCTTTGGTGGCGTAAAGTAGAAGAATACTATACCAAACACATCTAGGCGCCCAGGCTGATTCTGGCTAAATACAGCACAGAATTAGGACTCCCATGGCAATAGTTCAAGTATCACGAATAACAAACCGCAAAGGTCTCTCAGACAATCTGCCGCAATTGGCCGGTGCAGAACTGGGCTGGGCTACAGACACACGCCAACTATACATCGGCAATGGCACATTACAAGATGGTGCTCCGGTTATAGGCAACACAGAAATCCTCACTGAGTTTACTGATCTATTACTAGTAGCCGGTGCGTATACCTATAAAGGCACAGCAGCTGGATATACAGTTCAGACCGGTCCTACATCGGGCAGCCCAATAAGTTTAAATCTACAGAATTGGTTAGATCAATTTGCCAGTGTGTTGGATTTTGGAGCAGTGGGCGATGGTGTTACAGATGATACAGAAGCCATTAACCGTGCATTGTATCAACTGTATTGTAGAGAATCTAATCCACAAATTCGACGTTCACTTTTCTTCCCAGCCGGCAGATATCTAGTCACTGAATCTATTATTATCCCGCCCTATGCTATGTTGTATGGTGAAGGCATCAATTCCAGTGTGATCGTATTAGACACATCAAGTCCTACTTCCACACTGAGCGAATATGTGGCTCGATTTGGTGACAGTTTACAACAGACCGGCGTAAACATTGGTAACAATGGTGCTACTCCTCCTCAAGATATCACCATATCCAACATGGGATTTGAAAGTCTGGAATTGGTAGATGTATTTCTAGTAGAAGATGCTGAACAATGCACCTTTGTGGACGTGAGTTTCAAAGGACCTTTGGTTGAGTTAGATCTTTCAGATGCACTTGACAACATTGCATGTGTGCATTTTTCATCCACACTGAGTCTAGTATGTAACAACATCACATTCCGTAGATGCACATTTGGGGGCACCACTTGGGGTATCCAAACTCAGAATCAAGTATCAGGATGTTTGGTAACCGAAAGCACATTTGATACACATTATCAAGGTATTCAACTAGGTGATCCATCACCTGTAAATGGTGGGCCCACAGGATTCCGTATCCTAGGAAATGTATTCAATAACATCTATGTAGAAGGTATCTATATTGCTGCACTCACTGTGATGAATGCCAGCGGATACAACATGTTCTATGATGTGGGCAATCACTTCAATGGCACCACTTCGCCTGCTAGTGCTGTGATCAATTTTGTGGGCACCAACAATGTCAGCATTGGTGACATGTTCCAACGCACCACTGCTTATGCAGGAACATATCCACGAATCAATATCAACAATGGCATTAACATTGCCTTTGATGCTGCCAGTCGATTGCAGCAAGGCACCTATGTTCGCCAGACTGGCATTGCTCTAACTGTTCCAAATAATACAACCAACCAGATTGTTTTTACTTTCTTTGCTTCGGTGACTCGGGCTGTTCAGATCAATTATACCATTGTAAGAAATACCGGCACGCGCACAGGTGTTTATACCATTGTGGCTGGAACAGATAATGCCGGCACCGGATTGACCGATGATGACACTGGCTTTGAAAACTCAGTGACTGGTGTGACGTTTGGTATACAAGAAATTGCAGGCCAGGTCAGTTGGTTGGTCAGCACGACTAATACCGGCATCGCTGCCACTTTAAATTATTCAATAACTCAACTTGCTTGATGTGGTGTTCAACCTTTGAACAACGCCTAGCGGCGTGGACAGCATTGCGAGATCGTGTTCGCGATCTTCCTACCTCTGATGCACTTGAAGAAATCAATGCTTGGTGGCAACGAAGTCCTTGGCGTGCATATCATCTACACTGGGACGATCGGCAAGATTGGCCGGATCCTTGGCAACTTTTGAGCGATAATATCTATTGTGATCTTGCTCGCGGGCTAGGAATCCTGTATACTATCACTGTGCTGGATCGTGATGATATACAAGATGCTGTGTTGGTAGAGACCGAACAAGGCAATTTAGTCCAAGTTCAAGGTGGAAAATATATATTGAATTGGGGTCGTGACCTTGGCTTAAATACCAACCTCCAACAAAGCAAACATCACGTCGCACAGAGCGAAGTAAAACAACAACTATATTGAGCAGAAATGACACAGATCACAGTTATCAAACGCAACGGTAGAAAAGAGACGTTGGCACTAGAAAAATGGCAGACACAGATTGCCAAGGTATGTTCAGGTATAGCAGACGTAAGTCAAAGCATGGTAGAGATCAAAGCACAGATGCATTTCTACGATGGAATCACAACCAAAGAGATTGACGGTATCACACTACGAGCCATTGTGGATCTCATTGATGTAGAATCCAATCCTGATGTAGGACATACCAACTATCAATACGTGGCCGGCAAGCAACGCCTATCAATGCTACGCAAAGACGTGTATGGCAGCTACGATCCTCCCCACTTGTATGAAATCGTTAAAAAGAATGTGGCCACTGGCCTTTACACTCCAGAGTTGCTGGAATGGTATTCAGAGGACGACTGGAATCGCATGCAGGACATGATCGATCACGACAAGGACGAATCTCTTAGTTATGCTGCCATCGAGCAGTTGATTGAAAAGTATTTGGTGAAGAATCGTGCCACTAAGGAAACGTATGAAACACCTCAGATTCGATACATGGTGGCAGCGGCCACTGTATTTCACAAGGAAGAA